TGCCTCGCCGCAATCCGCTTGCCCCGCTCGACCTCCTTCTGGAAATCGATGCCCGTGCCGGCGAGTGCCAGCTTGCCAAAAATGCCTCCTTCGGCCGCGTTCTTGAGCAGGAAGTCGGTGATCGTGTTTTCGATCTTCTGCCACTGGTCGAGGATGAAGTTGGCGGCCACGCCAAACACCTCGACGATGCCCTGCGAGAAGTTACTCCAGGTTTCGAGCATGCCAGCGACGGCGTCGTTCCACGCCCCTTGAAAATCGCCGCCGATGAACTTGCTGCCGATCGAACCCAGGAAGTCACCTACCGCCCCGCCAACGGCAGTTGAGAGCGAGACGACGCCTTGCAGGGCCGCCACGCGCAAGCCGGCGAAGGCAATCTGACCGGCCAACTCGAGCTGGCCGCCCAGAATCGCGTCGCGGATGCTTTGCATCCACTTGAGTGTGGCGGTGGCCACGGGCTGCACGAAGTCGACGAACTTCATCATGGCTGGGGCCAGTGTCTCGCCGATCGCAATCGCGCCGAAGCGGACGGTCTTCCAGAGATTCGATAGTTGATCCCCCAGCTTCACCGCGTTGGCTGCTCCTTGACCGCTCATCACAAAGCCCATCTCGCGGGCCTCGGCGCGCAGCGCTTCCATGTCCTCGATCATGGGCAACAGTTTCGTGCCGCTCTTGCCGAAGAATTGCATCGCCAGGGCCGCCCGCTTCGTCGGGTCCGAAACCTTGCCGATGGCTTTGGCGATGGCGTCGAACTGCTGCTCGGGCGACATCGCCTGGATTTTCGAAGCGCTGAGTCCCAGGGCCGCAAGCGCGGTGTTCATTTCCTCGCTCAACGGTCCCGCTTTGCCGAGCTCGCGCTGCATCTTGCGGATGCCAGTTTCGAGATCCTCGATCGAGCTGCCCGATTGGTCGGCCGCGTGCCGCAGCTCGGAAAGCGCCTCGACCGAGAAGCCGGTTCGCTGCCGCATCTTGTCGAGCTCGTCGCCTGTGGCCATGAACGCGCGCAGCGCCACGCCGCCGATGGCCACGCCGGCGGCGATTCCGGCCGCACCAGCGATGGCAAATCCCTTGGCGAAACTGGCCAGGTGCGAAAGCGCGCCACGCAGGCCCTTCAGGAAGGCGCTATTGCGCAGCGTGAGCTCGACGTATGCGCCTCCAGCCTTGATGTCGCTTCGTCCGGCCATAGATCACATCGCGCTTGCCGCAGCCTGCAGGATCGCGGGGTTGTAGGGAATGACTTCGCTCTTGGCTTCGCCCGCGGACGTGGCACCCAGGAAGCGGGCCCGGCCGTTGGCCATCATGAACAGCTCGCGCAGCGTGCGTCCGTCCGGGTGGATACCTACGATGCCGGCGAACTCGTAGCAGAGCTCGACGGGGTCAGCAGGTTTTTCACTTCCTCGTCCAGTTGGGCCTCCATCGCCGCGACGAACTGCTCGGCCAGCTTGGGATCGTTGATCCTCGCTAGCGCCCGCTCCATCCCGAGTTGCCTCACCTCCGCATCCTTCGTGGTGATCGCCCGCAGAATCGCCCGGGTCTCTTCCGGGAAAAAATCGGCGATGGCCTCGTCCATCGCGATGGTGGCGCGGCGAATGGCGTCACCCACAAGAGAGGCTCCGAATTGTTCGTCCGAAATCCCTTGCCGCTGCGCCTCGGGCTGGCAGAGCAGGTACAGCGTGTTGACCAATAGCACGACGTCGCGCCGCAGTTGCAACTGCGCCTTGCCTTCCAGATCGGCCAGGTCGACGCCCGTGCAGCCGTACCCCTGCAGGTGTTTGCAGGCTGGGGCATCGCACGTAGCTGAACGGACCCGTAGGATCGTGGGCGCATCGAGCTTGATGGTCCATTCGCGGTCGTTGGCGTCCTTGAAGGTCGGCATTGTGCTCTCGATTTACGGGGTCGAATCCTGCAACCATAGGAGTTGCAGCGTCGCAACATCAGTCGTCGAGCCGTTGCTGGCAAACGCCTTGGTGATCGGATTGCCGCCGAAGGGATTGGCCGAGCCGCCAGCGATGTCCCAAACCCGTGGGCCGTTGGCTTCCAGGTCCACTTCGGCGATCTCACCGCCGCCCGAATCCTGAAAATCGATGTGTGAATCGGCCGTGATCGTGTTGCCGTTGTACTTCTGCTTGAGGGCCAAGAGCACCAGGTTGTCGCCGTCGATGTCCAGGTTGATCTGGTTGCGTAGGCTGACCACGAGAGCGGTGCTCGCGCTGGGCAGGTTGTCACCGGACCCCAGGTCGATCGGCACCGAAGTTCCAACAACAGTTCCCACTGTGACGTGGTACTGCACGCCGCTATCCCAATAGATGTCGACGTTCGCCCCGGTTTGAATGCCGTGGCCCGCGTCGCCCATCGTGATCGTGCCCGTGTTGTTGTCCGTGCGGGTGGTGAGCGTGCCAGCTTTACCCACCGGCAGTTCGATCTCACGGATGCCGCCGGCGTTGGCCGAGCGCGGGAGGGACTGCGCGATATTGCCGCCCAAGCCGGAAACCGCAACGCTGTAGTTGAGAGTGGGCATATCGAGCTCCTCGTCTAGACATAGAGTTGCGGGGCACGGCCGTAGCTGCGGCTGGGCGTCAGATTGATTTGCAATGTCTGCTCGCCGTTCAGCGGCTTGCCGACTGAGACAGTCCCTGTGCAGTCGCCGTCAAAACCCTTGCCGGCTGCATAGTCCTTCATGCGGATGGCCACGCCGGCGCCGGCAAACAGGGCCGTCAGCAGGGCCGCAAGCGCCGTGTCGGTCGTGTCCTTGATCATCGTGAAATCGATCGTGACCTTGCGGATCGTGACATCTTCAGTTTCGATGGGGGGCGCGCTGCCGTCGCCTCGGACAGTGGTGTTCCCTTTTTCGACTTCGAGGTTGTAGTTGGCGTCCTTGACGTTCGTCAGGAGCGTGGCTGCCGTCGCGCCCGTTGTGGCGCTAAAGTAGACTTGTCCCTCGAAGCCCATCTTGATGTTGGTCGCCATAGTTATTCTCCGATTGCTCCCTTCCACTGGCCGGCGAATCGCGGCACGGCTCGCTCGAGCGCCGGAAACATATAAGGCCGCTCGGGGTACTGCTCACCCTTGTATTGGCCGCCGAATTCGTGCGTTTGGCCGACCTGACCGGCAACGCTTGCGGCCGGTCCGATCACGGCCCCTTGCTTGTCGACAGCAAAGCGAACGGCTCGCGGCAACAGCCTGCGGCGCGTGTGTGGAGGATCGCCTGGCGGCGAGGGGTCCGGCGAAACCTCGATCGACGCGACGGCGTCCTTGCGGATCGACGCGGCGGCGTGACTGAAGCTGCGGAAAGCCGTCTTGTCGGCCGCCGCCTTGACGCGCTTCGTGCGGTTCTCGGTTTTGACCTTCACGCCGAACATGGCTCAAACCACCTTACGATCCACTCGAAAACTCACACGCACGATGCCCGTAAACTGTCGCATGTCGCGTAGGTGCGGCTTGTGGGGCGCCACCAGCCGCTTGGTTCCTTGCCAAGCCGCCGCGTCGAAATCCTGCATCCGGGCCAGCGTGAACCGCTCGTGTATCTCCTGCACCAAGAGCATCAGTGCGTCGACATCCTCGATCGCGATCCGCCCCGTGTCCTGGTCCTGCCTGTCGGCACCGAACTTCATGCGAACCGCAACGTCGACCGGACACGTGTAGGCGATCGTGCTTCGCGAGGACGCTTCGATCTCCTGGGCCGTCGCCACAGGAACCACGTCGACATAGAGCGTGTTCTCTTTGCATGTGTCATCAGTCTCCAACGGCTGGACCCAATCCGCCCAGCTACGTACCGGCGTGATCTTCTGGCTCAACGTGGCGGCGGTAAGTTGGCTCACGACCGCCTTGGCCACCGTGACCTCGACGGCCTCGTCGCTCATCCTTCCACCTTCTTCGTATGCACTTTCCAGCGAAAGCCGCCGGGCATCGATTCCGCGGCGGGCAACTTGCCCATCGGCAGCAGCTCATACTCGATGGTTGCGCCGGCCTCGGTGAGCCGCAGCCGATCGCCGGCCCGCGGCTCCACAATCTGGCCGCCCAGCACCGCCTTCGTCGTCGGAAAAACAAAGTCCCGCGAGGTTCGCTTGGTGAGGAATCCCTCCTGATCGCTGATCTCGTACTCGACGCGCTCCCAGGTCGCAGTGAAGGCAGCCGAGTCGAGCCCGCCACGACAGAGAACCGCTGAGACGCCGAAGCCCTGCTCGAGCTGCGCCGCTCCATAGATTTCCAGCAGTTGGTCAACTTGGGATGCCATCGCTTACGCCGTCACTCCCTGCAGCAGGTGCCCGGCCTGCGGGTGCAGGATCTTGACCTGGCGCTTGTTGCGCGGACGAATGACGCCGCCCCGCACCGGGTTCTCGCGATACTCCTCGATGATCAGCGAACCGAGCCCGGCATCGTTGGCACCCGGCAGCGGCTCGTCGTTCTTGTTCGAGAAAATCGTGCGGCCGATCTGCGGCATGGGGTTTTCGAGGTCGCCTTCGATGCCGTCGTCGTGAACCACGCACAGCATGGCCTTGGTATCGTCCCACACGCGCGACAGGCTCGGAGGGAGCCCCTTGTCGGCGGTGTTCTTGAACCCGCGGCCGACCAGAATCCGCTCGACCTGCAAGAGATCCTTGAGCCCGCTGACGATCTCGCTGACCATCGATTGGTTCTGGCCCGTGTTGAGAGCCACCAGCAGTTCGCTGGCGTCATACTTCAAAAGGCCCTCGAGCCGCGCCGTACGAATCATCGCGCGGAAACCTTTCTTCGTCAGAACCAGAGTGTTGGCATCCTCTCCGCACCCAACGCTGACCTTTTCGTGCGCGGCATCAACGTCCGCGATCGGATCGGCGGTGGCCACAGTCGTCCAGGCGGTCCCCACGGTGGTCGTGAGGGCAGCTCCGGTCCAAGTCGTGGTGTTGAAAACGGCGGCGGCAATGTCGTATTCGAGACGCTGCAGCACGCGGTTGACGGCCCGGGCCGTGGCGATCTGTTCGGTCCGCAGTACGTCGCCGTACTTCTCGACCGTGGCATCGTCCACGACTTCTTCGACACCGTGCTCCTCAACGGCGTAACTATCCTTGCTCCACTCCCAATCGTCACGCGCATAGCCCGACTTGGGTGCGCGTTTGGTTTCCTCAATCTTTGACAGCAAGGATGCGATTTCGATTCGGACAAACTCCGCTCCCTCCTGCGAAACGGCGATCGGGGGCAGAACCTGCAGGCCGATGAACTTCTGCTGATTGGCC